TGGCCGCGTTCGGCATCAGCCGCAACTACCTCGCCGCGAACAAGCCGAAGGTCGCCCAGATCGCGGCCAAGTTGGTCGGCAAGGAGGTCGGCATCGACGTCGGCCACCACGAGTACGAGGGCAAGACGTACAACGACGTGAAGTCGTTCTCCAAGCCCGCGACCGACTCGCCCTTCTAGGGCGGAGCCAGAGGAGAGCCCATCCGGGGCGCGGCCCCGGGTGGGCTCCCTTCTGTACCCCAGTGGCGCAGGCATACAGACAACCACGAGACTAGGGCAGGAGAGCCAACCCAAATGACTTCCCGGAGGAGAAACATGCTGATCGGGCATTTGCACCGCATGGGGGACGATGAGACGGTGGAGGAGGTGTTCTCCGTGGAGGACACCGCTCAGATCGTGGATCTCGTTCGGGTCGCGCTGGGTGAACTGCTGGATCCGCCGGAGCCGGACCTGCCGCCGGACTCCGTCGCCGAGTTCTGGCTCGCGAATTTCCCGGGAGTTGTCACCTTCTGCGGCGGCTGCGGCACCGTCACCGTGCAGATCCTCGGGCGCACCGTCGAGACCGTGCACTTCGCTGTCGAGATGGCTGAGCACCTCCGTGGCGTCGTGAACGCCGCGGACCCGGAGGAGGACGGTCTGGTCGTCGCCTACCGGCGCTCCTACCACCCGGAGGTGGTGGGCGGCGGCGAGGATCAGCCCTACCTCTACATCACCCGGATCGCCTACAAGGTGAACCTGCCCGCGGAGGATCCGGTCTGGGCCATGGTGGCCGAGATGGTCAACCTGTTCGACTCCGTGTTCGATGTCTTCGTCCGAGCGGTGACCCCCGATGAACGATCCGCATGACGAGATCCGGCCGGTGCGCGGCGTCCTAGTCGCCCTCGCACTGGTCACACCCTTCTGGCTCACGGTCGGGCTGGTTGTCCGAGAGTTCCTGTAGGGCTGTCAGCCACGCCGCCACGATTTCTCGGTACGCCCGACGTTCCCCGCGATACCAGACCACGGTGTCCAGCCGGAACCCGAGATTGATCCGACGGGCAAAGTCCTCGATGTCCCCCTCGTCCACTTTGTCAGGGTATGCCCCGATATGCTGGTGATCCCATGACTCACGCCGTTCCCATGCCAGAAACGCCCACACGAGTGACAGAGTGCGCCTGCGGGTTCACCGTCCTACCCGCCCTGCGTTGGGAGGCGTGGGAGGCCACCGTCTCCGAGCACCTCGGGCAGATCCCCGACCTTGTGGCCACCCGCCCCGGGAACGTCATCGAGGTCTGCAAACACCACGGCCCCACCGAGTTCCACGTCGTCTACCGCAAGGGCAAGCGGCAACGGAACTGCCTAGCCTGCGGCCGGGAGCGAGATCAGCGTCATCGCGCGGCACGAAAAACTGCCGTCTGACCTGCGGTGATATTTAGCCAACATATTCACTCGGGATCGTCCACGATCTCGCCCTCAAGAATTTCTGGCTCCCCGACGGTCTCTCCTACAACGACCGTTGGAGCGGGGCCCACCCCGCGGACCACCTCGGCCTCGACCACCCCGGACCGGGCAGCGAACAGTCGCTCGATGGTGGCCGCGACCTGATCGGGGGAGATCTGGTGGGTGACGGTGGTCTCCTTGGGCGCGTTGGTGCCGTAGAGCGCCGTCTGCCGGTCCACGATGCCGAGCACCGTCTTCACCGCACCCTGCTGGATGATCGGGTCGGAGTCGTCCTTCGCGGACGGCCACATGCCCTCCAACAGCGACTCCAGCCGCTGGGCGGTGAGCCTGCGCTGCTGGGCGACACCCTCCGGGTTGCGGTCGACGGTGGTGCGGATGAGGGCGCGCTCGATGGCCTCGTGGGTCTCCTCGACGGTCCACGCGAACTTCCGGGCGATGTCCGTGATCGGCTTGCCCGCGATCTTCATCGCGAGCGCCTTCTCGTCCCGCTTGTTGATGACGTCCAAGAGGGTCTCGGCGCTCATTCGTCCTCCCAGTTGAAATTGAGATCATCCTCGGACTCCAGATGTACCAGAGCCACCAGCACGGTAGCCACCCCCACGATGAGGGAGGCCACCGCACGGTAGAGAGCGCGCCGGATCACGGGGACCCGCCCTGCATGACCTCACTGATCCGGAGGGACACCTCCATCACGAGATCCCAGAGGTACAGGCCACCGACGACCACGACGAGCAGCCCCAGCGCGAGGCCGATGGTGAGCGCGATCCAGTTCCCCCGCATGGCTACCAGACTAGCGAGTAGGCCATGTACCTCGTGGTGAGGTAGCAGTAGGACGTGTTGAAGGCGCGCACCTCAAGGTGCACGTACCGGCCGAGGTCCTCAGAACTCCAGTACTTGGAGTAGCCACTGGAGTCGAGGTGCTCCTCGTATCCCTTGCCGAGGATGATGTCGTGGTAGCCGGTTGGGTCGACCGGGTCCTCGCGGACCAACTTGACCCGCACCTTGGCGTCCCGGGACGGATCCTTGATGCCGTACCGGATGTTGAGGTACCAGTTGTAGTCCAGCCGAACCCCGCCCCGCTCCGGCTTGTACCGGCTATCGTCCAACTGCTTGTAGTAGGACGTCGGGATGATGAACTTGGCTGTGTTCTTGTCCATGAACTCGTACTTGAGACCCATCAGAAATCTCCTCCCGGTCCGGTGAACGGACCATCCTGTCGGTTACACTTGGTGGCATGCTCTGTACTGCTCCGGGCTGCACTCTCCCGGTCGTGTATCGAGGTCTCTGCAATGGCCATGTGCTGCGGCTGCATAAGGGCTTGGACCTTTCCACACCGATTCGTCGGAGGAAGCCCACGAAGATGGCCGACCTCGATTGGATCGCCCTGAACAGCGAGCCTCAGGGGGATTGCCTCATCTGGACCGGACCCGTCAACGACAGTGGGTACGGCAAGATCAACGACCGACGAGTGCATCGAATCGTTGCGGAGGCCCACTACGGCCCGTCGGAGATGTGTGTGCTTCATTCGTGTGACACACCGCGGTGTGTCCGACCGGAACATCTCCGGTACGGAACACGTGCCGAGAACGCCGCTGATGCGTTTGAGCGTGGACGACACCGGTGTGGTGAAGCGCACCGGTTCACCAAACTCACCGCGGAGGAGGTGCTCGCCATTTTCGCGGATGCCAGACCGACGAGAGTGCTCGCGGAGGAGTACGGTGCCAGTCGTCAGACGATCGCAGACATCAGGTACGGGAGGACGTGGCGCCATCTCACAGCACCGTGAGACCTAGGGCGCGTGCCTGACGTGGGCCTATGTAACTGTGGCCCTTACGGTCTGGCTTCAAGCCCATGTGTACTTGGTGTTGCCGAACGGCTCTGTCTGTCTGATCACCGTAGAACCCATCGACGTGCATCTTGAGCGCGCGCTGGAGGTCCTTCACGTCGGCGTTGGTCTTGCCGTAGCGCAGGTTGCTGAGCCGCACCTCGACGTCCGGGGTGACCTTGGGGAGGGATGTCATGCCCGGAATCAGGAACTTGCGCTGCGCCGGGCGAGGGTGTGGGTCCTTGCGCTTGCTGGCCAGCCCGTTCTTGCCGTCGTTGTAGTTGATGACCTGCCGCTTGGCGCCGTAGGACAGCCCGGGGGTGTCCTTGACGATGCCGTGGATGTGGACGTTCTTCGGCTGGTTCCAGCCGTACTCGGGGGACCGGAGCCACGCGGCCACGTTGCGCTCGCGGAGTTCCCGGACGAGGTTCAACTGCTGGGCCTTGGTCATCCCACGTACAGACAGGTCGAATGCTCCGGCCCCCGCGTGGGTCCCGGCCGAGGCCCGGACGCCACCACTCCATGACCCTTGAACGACTCGGATCGGCACCCCGGCAGCCTTGCCCGCATCATCGAGCAGCGCCCAGTCGCGCCGGGTGAGGTACTTGCGGCTCCACCCGACCCGACGACCGATCCGGTCCCACGGTGAGGGATTGGCCATCAGATGTCCTCACCCTCCAGCGGCTCACCGGCAGCGAAGACCTCATCGGCCTTGAGGGCGGGGGTGAACTTTGTGGCAGCCAGCGCGTTGGTGCCGACACCGAACACGGCCGCGAGGACCACGCCCCAGACGCCGACCTGCTCCTCAGTGATGAAGCGGAAGGTGAGCAGCACGGCCAGCACGGCCAGCCCGACCCCGTAGAGCGCGGCGCGCCCGGTGGAGGTGGTGTTCACGATGGCGGTGACGTTGCCCGCAGCCCAGAGGACGGCGCCAACGAGGGCGAGGATGGCGGGTGCCTGCTCAGCGGCGATGACGCCGTAGGCGACCAGCGCGGCGACCACCGCGGAGGCGATCCCGTAGAGGTACAGCCGGGTGTTGTCGGGGAGATTCATGGGGGTTCCTCCTGAGTTGGGGGCGTTTGCCCTGCATTCGGAGGATACGCGTGCCGGATCTGACTCCGCACGTGCTCAGATTTCAGCCCAGACCAACCCCACGCCACTGTCCCGGGTCCTCAGCCCGCCGGGTCTGGATCTCGCGCAGGGCGACCGACCGCTTGGCGGTGAAGGTCCGGACGTCGGTCACGCTGCCCGCGGTCTTCACCTTCCCGTAGGAGCGCAGCAGCCGGGAGTCGATGAGCAGCCCGGTCAGGGCGTGGACCAGCGCGTCGATGCGGCCCGGGGACTCCTTGGAGAATCCCGGGATCCACGTGGTCATCTGGAACCGGAGGTCGGTCAGCCCGGTCTTGTGCTGGACCCGGCCCATCCGGTAGGCCAACACGATCGGGTCGGCCCGGACCTCCTTCGACTTGTGCGCGTGCACGTAGGAGATCGGGATCGTCTTGTCGATCTGGTGGATCATGCCGCCGATCAACTCGCCACCCTGATTCGACTCCACGAGCACGATGCACGGCTGCGGGGTGGACCGGTAGATGTTGATGACCTTCTGGACCCAGACATCCGGCCCGGCCCCGGTGACGGTGTAGTCCCCCAGCACCACGGCCTGCCGCCGCGCCGGGTCCTTCTCGGCGGTGGCCGCGCACACCACGATGCCGGTCTCGTCGCCGCCGGACGTGACGGCGGGGTCGACCCCGATCACGTGCCAATGCAGGTCCTCCGCCGGGATCGGCATGTCCGCCTCCCGGATGTCGCTGTCCATCCACAGCGCCTCGCCGAAGTCGTCATCGAGGATCTGGCCCTCCAACTCCTGCTGGCCCAGCGCGGTGCCCTCGTAGCGCTTGATGACGGTGGCCTTGTAGGAGTCGGCGAGGTTGTTGATGTTCGCGTAGGTCGACACCCGCTGGACGATCACCTGAGGGTCGACCACCATGTCGCGCAGCCACTGCCGGGGTCGGGGGGTCGTGGTGATCAGGACCTTGGGCGCGTCACCGAGGCGCAGGCCGAAGAGAGCGTTGCTCCACGTGTCCTCGAAATTCTTGAACGACCCGGCCTCATCGAACCAGAGGAACCCATGCTGCGGACCACGGAGTCGCTCGGGCAGGTCGGCCGAGAAGGTCTGCGCGGTGGACCCGTTGGGCCACGTGACCTTGCGCTTGGAGGGCTCCCACACCGGCTTGAACGCGGGGTTGCCCGTTCGCAGGATCCCGGACTCGCCCTCGACCAGCGTGTCACGGGCGGCGTCCACGGTGGGGGCGATCATGCCGATGTAGCAGCCCGGGTAGTTCCGGGCCAGCCGGTGCACCCACTCGGCGCCCATGCGGGTGTTGTGAGTGACGAGGAGATCCTCCCCCGCGAGGTAGCAGGAATCCGGGCTGTCAACCGTGATGCACCGCAGCACCCGCTCTCCCACTGGCACGACGGCGTCCACCATGCGGGTGCCCAGCCGGTTCGGCTGCCCCAGCCCCGGGCGGTCGATGGATTTGCGAGGGAGCAGCCCACCTCCGGAGCGCGTGGTGAACGAGATCCGCCAGCGCAGTCCGACCGGGACGCCGTTGAGCACGGCAGGGGACTTCACCATCGTGACTCGATGGCCGAGCGTGCGCGCGAGCGCCGCGATTCCCTCCGCGAGGATTTCTCGGGTGACGCAGATCTCGACGTAGCCGCGATCGGTGACATGTCCGTCGCTGTCGATCAGTCCGGCGAGGAGGTCAAAGCGCTGTGCCGCACTCGCACGCAGGTAGTGGAGCGGGACGTGCTTGTTCCGGAGCAGCCCCAGCGCCCGGAGTCGCGAGTGCAGACTGCCATTGGCGACCCGTCTGCCAGTGGCAGGGTCTGAGGCCTCCGGCCGAGAGCCGAATGAGTAGGTCGCGCATCGTGCGTCAGGCTTGCGTCGTCCGACAGAGCCGAGGGGCTCCCCCCTCGCTGCTGCGAGTGCAGCCACTTCCGGGTAGTCGGTATCGCTGACGGTTACCTCGCCCGCCGCGCTGGAGCCGTCCCCCAACCAGAATCCGAGCACCCACGGGTCGATGGGCAGGTCGGCGTGGGGCAAGTCTAGGGGGGCCGCTACCGGGGCGCTCCAGTTCCGTTCGCTGGCCACTGTCAGCCGTGCGGCAATCTGAGCGGTGGTCACGGTGCGGCGCGCGCGGCCCGCGCGGCGGTCGGCGCGTGAGGTCATCGACCACTGATGCTCGGCGTCCGCAACGAGGGAGGCCCCGTCGCTGAACCGCACCGAGAAGGCGGGGGCCACGTAGGGATCCCATGCCCGGAGCACCCGGGTCGGGGCGCCATCGGAGCCCAGCACCATGTCCCCGTCCCGAAGGTCACCCATGGTCGTCCAGCCGGTAGGGGTGGGGATGGGGGTGGTGACGTCGAGCGCCTTCCCGGCGCCACGGCCGGAGAGCACGCAGTAGATGTAGGCGTCCCCCCAGTCCGAGGGCGGGTGCTGGTCCCAGCGGGCGTGGGCCCATGTCCAGTTCCCGTGCGGCTGCCCGTTGCAGTCGACCTTCTCGCAGTAGAAGGGGCGCCACCCGCCGGGCGCGTCCATCGACTCGATCGCCTCGTTGAGGGACTGGATCGAAGCGGCGTCCCACCCGGCAGTCTCCGTGGCGATCAGGCGTCGGAGATCGTCCGCTTCCATTGACATGACAGCCATTCTCGCCCCACTGTGTCTGTTATGGGTAGACAAGTCCGAGTTCGCACCACGATCAACAAGGCGGCCATCGAAATGCTGGTCGACAACTCGGCAGAAATTCGTGGGTGGTTCGAGGATGGTGTAGCACGCACCGCCGCGCAGGCCCGGGCCGAGGCGCCGAAGCGGACCGGCGCGCTGGCGCGGAGCATCAGCAGCGCGTACCACGGTCGGGGTCGGTGGACGGTGACCGCATCCGCGGACTACGCCCGGTTCGTCCACGACGGCACGAAGGGCCCGTACCCAATCAGGCCCCGACCCCCGAAGAAGTGGTTGGCGTGGGAGCAGGAGGGTCGGGTCGTGTTCGCTCGGGAGGTCATGCACCCCGGCATCCGGAAGCCGAACCCGTTCCTCGTGCGCGCCCTCGATGAGGTGTGGGGCACGCGACGCTGATGGGGCGCGTGGTAGGTTGTGGAAACCGCTCCACCTACGGAAGAGGTTCCCATGAGGAAGATCATCAGCACGATCGCGGCGGGCATGATGGCAGCGTCAGGCTTGGCGCTCATCGCCGGAGGCGTGGCGCAGGCCACGCAGCATGACAACGACGACAAGTCCTGCCGCCACTACTCGTGGGTGGGAGGCCCACTGGAGGAGGGGCAGATCCCTCCTCGGGCGCCCGGTGAGGGGTGGCAGGCCAACACCACTCAGGAGCCACACGGTGACCGGGCGACGTGGGTCGACGGCAAGCCGGGGTTGCACTTCACCGGCGAGCCGGGCCGAGCCAACTGGTTCGACTACGTCTGCGACAAGCCGCCGCAGCCCTGCCCGACTGCGACAGTCACGGTCCCCGGCCCCACGGTGACGGCGACTGAGAGGGTGGAGGTGCCGGGACCGACGGTGACCGCCACGGTCACTGCCCCGGGAGCCACGGCCACGGTCACCGCGACTGCCACTGCCACGGCAACAGAGCCGGGACCAACAGTGACCGCCACGGTCACGGTGCCCGGCCCGACCGTGACGGCCCCCGGACCGGTGGTGACGGTGACTGAGAGGGCGACCGAGACGGTGACGGCGACCGCCACCGAGACCGTGACCGCGACCGCCACCGAGACCGAGTACGCGGCCACCTCCTCGACCCAGCGCTCGGGCTTGGCCAAGACCGGGGCGAACCTCGGCACCCTCGGCCTCGCATCGCTCCTGATCGCAGGCGGTACCGTCCTCTGGGCGTTTGCCACCCGACGTCGGGGCGCGCACGAGTAGGTCCATACAGCAGGCGACCCCCCGTGGCTACCCTGCCACGGGGGGTCTGTATGTCTGCGAGACATCCTCCCAAAGGATGCGGCTCCACCCAAACTGGGCTGCCACGTCGCATCTCCATCGTGTCCAAGCAAGCGTTTCAAAGCCGGGGGTGAGATTGAAGGGAACCATGGTGTCCTGCCATTAGACGACCGGGGCGTGTGGGGGTGCGGGTGGAACTAGAGCCCCGGAGAGGAATTGAACCCCTATCCCGTGGAAATTGTTGCCCTCGACTGTTCGATCTCGGACGCGTATGCAGTTGTGTGAGGTTGGAGCAATAGTCTGATTCTGATCTGGTGTCCCGCTGCCTCTGCCGATTGGGCTACCCGGGCCTGTGGTACCCGGGGCAGGGATCGAACCTGCACTGTCACGGTGGTGCCGTGAGTCTGAATCTCAATGTGAACTTGTGCTCCACCCGGCGAACCGGGGGTCTAGCCCCTTCGGATGAGGGAGCAGCCATGCGCCTCATCCGAAGGGAATCTGGTGCCTCCGATGGCGGCGGCGGCTGTGGGGGGACACGCGCACGCCGCCACCGGAGGGATCTAGTCGGCCAGCAGGTAGTTGAACACCTTGTTGCCGACAGCCACGTCCGTCACCGGGATGGAGTTGGCCTCCTCCCGGGCGAACTTGACCGCCTTGATGAGGGTATCGACACGCTCCAGCAGGAGGTTGACCCGATCGACCGGCAAGGCGCCGGAGAACTTCGTGGTGGACCAGTAGCCGTCCACGATGTCCTCCTGCCACACGTCGACCTGCGCCGGGTGCTTGTCGGTGGCCGGAGCCTTGACCAGCACCCGCGGCACCTTCTTGGAGCGGTGGGTCTCGACCGGGTCGGTCGCCCACGTGCCCGCGGCGGCGTCCCAGTGCCACTGCACGGCCGGGTCCAGCGTCGGCATCTTCGTGATGACGGTCCGGACCGTGTCCGCGAGGTGCTTCTCCAAGAACAGCAGGTAGGTGACCGGCGCCTGCGTGAGGATGGTCACGCCGTCCACGACCACGTCCGCCTTGGCCACCGTGTTGGCGTAGTCCTTGGTGGCGACCGTGTCGAACAGAGCCGTGAGGTCCTTGCCCAGTTCCACGAGCAGTGCGTCCGCACGCAACTGCACCAGCGTGGACTCGTCCGGGAAGGTGTCCCCGCCGTCCTCCTTCGGACGGTAGGTGCGGGCGATGCCGCCGAACAACTGCACCTTCTGCGCTTCGTGGTAGATCCGCGTGACCTTCTTCGCGACGTCGGTCTTGACGCCCTTCTCGATTGCGACAATCTGGTTCAACTTCGTCATGTCTACGTCTCTCTTTCTAGTCTTAGTTTCTGTTTGTCTTTGATATTGCAGTTACGACACTTTGGTTGGTAATGCTCTGGCTTCAAGGAATACACCAATTGGTGCAGTGTAATCCCATTCACGACAGTTTCCTGTCGAAGTTCCTCCTCGTCCCGGTGGTCGTAGGACCAGTCCGTGGCCGAACTTCCGCAGTCCGCACAGGAGAGCAGACTCGCCTTGCCTCTCGCAGAAACCACACGGCGATGGGCCGTCGCGTATCCCACGAGTTCCTTGCTCTGTAGCACCGCCTTGCCCGCGGCTACCTGCTGCCGCAGACATCCGCAGGATCGAGTGTGCCCCGAGGTGAGCGCGTTGGCTCTGACTACAGCCTCGTTGCCACACACGCACCGACAGCGCCACTGAACCTTGGCGTTCCCCCTACGGGTGACGAAGTCCGTCTGGCGACTGATCGCAGTCAGATGCCCGAAGGTCTTCCCCGAGAGGTCGACCAGTCTGGGCATCTCGTGCTCCCGTCTCCTGTCTGGATGTGGTTACAACTTACCACGAACCCAGCAGGAGTCAAATCACCAGAGCGTGGCCTGCCCGACGAGTTCCTCCCAGTCACTCGCTCGCCGCCGCGGGGAGTCCGCGACGGGCGGGAGGTGCTCTCCGGCGAGTTCCTCCCCAATCCGGATCAGGATTTCTGGGAGCCCCTCCACGAGATCCGCCAGTTGCTCGGTGCTGGCTCCGTACGGATGCTCGATCGTCACGGACACCCCACTGTCCGGATGGAAGATCCCGATGTGGGTCGCCCCCTCCACGTGCCGGATCTGGTACAGAGCCTCAGCCATTGAGGATCTCGACCGTCGGCTCGCTGTGCTCAGCCAGCCACTGGAGCAGGCAGTCCGTCTTGCAGAACAGGTACCGCTTGTCCCCCCAGACGAGCATCAGGAAGCCATGCGCCTCCGGCTCCGTGGAGAAGGTGCCACACCCGTCCCGCTCGCAGAGTGCCGCGTTGCGGCAGAGTCGTTCCGGCATATGGGTCATCGTTCTCTCCTGATTCCTCGTCGTTCCAGACACTTGGGGCAGAGGTACTCCCCGTACCCGACCTGCCATCCGTCGAGGATGGCGTTGCAAATGATCGCTCCTCGGACCGTGGACGTCTCCGTGTGGTTGTCGCAGACGTCGCACTCCAGAACCCACTCCTTGGCAGGGCCCGGGATCTGGCGGATGCTCATCGAATCGCCTTCCGCACCGCCCTCAGGGCACAGATTGGATGCTGCCGCCAGCAGTCCCCTGCATGGGGGACAACCGGCCCACCCGAGGTAGCCCGGATCATCTCGTCCACGATCGTCGCCAACTTCTCCTTGGCAGCGCGCTCGCCCGCGATCTGGCCCTTGGCGTACGCCCGCCGGGCGGCAGCCGGATCCGCCGGGGGCGGGGCTGCGGCCATGCCTGCGTCGTAGCCCGCCAGCCAACCAGCGTCGTGGCCCATGGCGTAGCGATCGACCGCGGCCTTGCGCTCCACGATCGGGCGACCGTCCACATACTCCGGGGTCACGTACACCGAGCACCGGTCCCGCTTCTCCCGGAGCCGGACGACCCAGCCCTTCGCGTGCAGGTTGGACAACGCGCCGGACGCGGCGCCGTGGTGGGTCGCGAGGGTGTCGGCGACCTCCTTCCACGTCACACCGGTGGTACCCCGGAGTTCCACGAGACGACGGACCCGGGGCTGCTCGACGCGCGTCATCCGACGTCCCTCCCGAACTCATCAGGGGCTTCGTCGGCGGACGCCACGTCCCAGTCCGCGGGGCGGTCGACCCGGCGGCGGCGCTCCGCCACCCCGTACCGGCTGTCCTCCCGGGTGACGAGGCTGCGGGACAGTAGGTTGGACAATGTCACGGCTGCCTGATGTGTGGTAATATGTAGATGAGAAGCCACATCCTGTGGCGCGTGGAGGCCCGGGTTGGCGCGAAGCCACCGGTACACCTCGCTGGCACGGGATCCGGCTCGGAAGTGTCTGCCCATACAATGAGTATACGCATACTGGACATGACGGACAGGAGAGACCACGGATGATTGTGATCGGGATCGACCCCGGCAAGGCATGCGGGGTGGTGAGCATCAGACCCGAGCCGGAGGTCATCGCCGTGCTGTTCCACGCCACCATGGACAGACCTGCGACCCTCCGCTGGTTGGACACCACACTCTGGGGGATCACGGGCCCCGACAGCATCCTCACCGTGGAGCCCAAGGCAGCCGTAGCCATCGAGCGGTTCCAGATCGCGGGCCGCACCATCATGGGCACCCGGGAGGGCGCACTGGAGGCGCTCTACACGATCGGCGCGGTCGACCACATCGCCGCCACGCACCGGGTGCCGTTCACCCTCCAGCAGGCCAGCACGGCGAAGAACGCCGTTACCGACGCCTACCTCCGGGAGGTCGGCCTGATCGCGAGCGTCAAGGCCAAGCACGAGCGGGACGCGCTCCGGCACGCCCTGCTGTACGCCCGGACACAGGGACTGTGGGATGGGGTGACGGCATGACACGCCTCTTGGTCACCGGGGCCCGGGACTGGACGGACGCGCGGCTGGTCCACCACGAACTCAACCGGGCCATCACCCGGCTGTGTCCGATGTACCCGGACGGGGTCGACTGGGACACCCGAGGCCTCGTGCTGGTCCACGGCGCCTGCCCGACGGGGGCTGACTTCATCGCCAACGAGTGGGCGATCGTCAACTTCATCGACGTGGACCCGCACCCGGCCGA